CCAGCTATCGATCGATCCGAACGAGCAAGCGGATACGCCGGAGCGCTGTCGGACCGATACCAATCTCAATATCTGGCGCCCCGATGCAACAGACAGTGAGATCAGCGATGCTATTCTCAGGTGTGCGCCAGTCGATTGGCTCGGGCTGAAAGAGAAGATCAACGATCCGCAGGTCGATACATCGCTGGCTCAAGTCAAATCGCTGGTCGGCGTCAATCGAAGTGGTGAGATCGTCCCGCCGGCCCCGGTACCGCAGATCGGCAAGGCTGGCGACTTCCTGGTAAGGGAAGATGACATCACTGATCTGCTCGACGCTGCTCCTGATCCAGTGCGCGACGCACTACCGAACGGTGTCAGGGTCTTTTTCCACAGGCTTTGGATAAAGACGAATGACGGACCATGGACTTATCCAACGAATTACACGTCCGACGAGGTCTCAAGCATCGTCAATCCTTACACGCGCTTGTTCTACGGCGCCTGCAAAGGTATCTTGGCGCGGCCACAGGTTTACTTCGATTCGAGCACCACGTTCATCACCAAGTACACACTCGATTCGGTTGAGAACGCCAGGGCGATGTATCAGTTCCTCAAGACCAATCAGTCGCCAGAAGTCTTGGCGTTGAAGGAATTGTCGAGAAAGTATCGTGATGCGGCAGGGACGACCTATGATGCAGGGTTCAGGCTCACGCGAGATATTCCAAGATGAATGGGGTTACCACCGCTACGCCGGTGAAAACTGGCTGAGCCCGTTCGAGGCCCTCGATCGGGCCGCTGAACTCGGTGACCGGCGTCCGGACATAGAGTTTGTGTTCCCGGCTGCTGATCTGATTGACTGGACAAGCGAGCCAGAGCAATCTCTATCGCAGCTCTACCGCGTGCGCGCGCAGCGTCTACGCAATGAGTATGACTACCTGATCCTGATGTTCTCAGGTGGCTCGGACTCGACGCAGGTGATGATGTCATTTCTGAATTCCGGCATCCCACTTGACGAGGTTCATACCTATTACCCAATGCGGTGGGTTGAGCGCGTTACCGGCGATGTGCCGCGTGACCATCCGCTTGGGTTGCTGTACGAATACCATCACGCCGTTGTCCCAGCTCTGCGCACGCTCAGTCTGGTCAGTCCGAGGACAAAGATTCGTGTCATTGACACGTCTGACTCCTACAACAGGAGCATGGCGGATTGGAGCGAGGCTCCCAATCAGCACCGTCCAAATGGTGGCGTACACGGATTGTATCAGGGTATCTATCGAGCTTGTGTCGAGCGCGGTCTGCGCCGGGCGACTGATCCCATCGGTACAAAAAAGATCGGGGTTATTTACGGTAACGAGAAGCCACCTGTGCAGCTTGATGGGGCAGACTTGTCGGTCCAATTTCTTGACACGCAACGCGGTGGCATCTCGCACGCCTGGATGCCAGACCGATTGTTTGACCCGATCATGTTTTACTGGGGTGACCTCCGGATCACATGCAAGCAGGCGCACATCATCAAACGGGCGCTGGAGCACGATCGGTCGATCATCAGCGATCTTGATGTGCATCGGCGTCTGATCTACCCGGATTGGACGTTCAGATATCAGGAACGCGAGAATGTCCACGCCGCTCTGCTGCTGACGTGTTTCGATGGCGCCGATTGGGTGCGCTCAGCCGCGGCCGAGCGGACACAGCACTATAACAGCCGCTACCAATTGCTTGGCAATGTCAACGTCTTGACTGACGTGCCGGCGACGGGGAGGCGCGGGGTTCGGGTGCAATTCGCGCGAGGCTCGAAACGCTACCACGTTGGATCACTGAAGGAGGAATAAGACTTGCTGTTCCATGGATTGAACAACAACCCGCAGCAGCGGGTGCGGATCACCTACCCATATGTGTGGTGGGATAATGCGTTCACTGAAGAGCAGTTGAACAAGATCGCGGCTTATTGCCAATCTGTTGAGATGAATGCCGGCGAGACATTCGCTGGCGTCAACGAGAATATCCGGACATCGTTGGTCAATTTTCATTCGTGGAACGAAGAGAATAAGTGGATCTTCGAGATCTTAAATGATGTCATTACGCGAATAAACGCTCGCTGGTACGGCCTCGATCTCAATGGCTACGAGAAATTCCAGTACGCGGAATACACGGCCGAGCAGCAAGGCAAATACGATTGGCACATGGACACCCATCTGGGTGATGAGAATGTCTTGATCGATCAGGTTGAGACCAGGAAGCTCTCGCTGTCGCTGCTGCTCAACGAGCCTGGAGTTGGATTTGACGGTGGTGAGTTTCAATTCAACCTCGGTAAGGAAGAAGACGCGTTTACTGTGCCGTTCGTTAAGGGGCGCATTATCGCCTTCCCGTCCTGGATGATCCACCGGGTGAGACCGGTCACCAAGGGTGTCCGCAAGTCTGTGGTCATCTGGGTAACCGGACCAAAGTTCATCTGACATGGTCGCCTTTGGACCTCTTGTAGGGGCACCGCTGGTAGCGGTCCCTAGTGGGTCAGGGGTTACGATATACACGATGCCGGCGGATGTCGGCACGTTCACGTTCACCGGTATTGCGGCCCTGTTCAGGGTCTCGATGGCTGAAGCCGTCGGTACTTTTTCCCTGGCCGGACAAGCAGCGATCTTCCGCATTTCGATGGTGGAAGGTCTCGGAACCTTTAATTTCGCAGGCCAATCTGCTGCGTATGTATTGAGCGAATCCGCCGGGCTCGGCACATTCACGCTGACCGGGAAAGACGTCCGCGGCCTCGATAATGCCCCCAACCCGATCCTGATCGTTCATGGTGGTTGGGGCGAGAGGCAGGTCCCGCATCCTGGCCCGCCCGGTCGAGAACGCAAGCCTTTCACTGAGGCTGAGAAGCGCGCCGCCAAAGCAGCGGAGCGCACCGCCGAGCGCAAGGCGAAAGCCGAGCAGGAAAAGAAGACCCAGCTCGCTCTCAAGCGCAAGGAAGAGAAGGCGCGCAAAGCGGCTGAGGCCAAACAGAAGGCCAAGGTCGAGGCTCGCGCGCGCGAGGAATTCGAGCGTCAGAAAGCCCAGTGGCCGCCTCCGAGTGGGTTGAGCGACCTCTTCGGGCCTACGCCAAAGAGCTTGGGGATCGCCGGCCTTGGCGAGCCCATGGGTGTGCCGGCGTATATCCGGACACCAGACCAGTTCGACCACATGGTCAACGAGGTCCATGACGGCGAGGATGCGATGGCCGCCATCACGGCGATCAACGCGCAGATCGCGGATGCCCGCGACATTCAGGACGCCTTGCTGGCGATAAGCATCGTCCAACACCGCTAACACACCACACATTCCCGAGGTTTGAAACGTGACCGACCCAGTAAGTCGGCTCGCGATGCAACGCATTGTTGCTGCGAGTGCCGACATTGAAGCGCAGCTCAGCGTCATGGATGGAACACGTCCCATTCTGGTGATGCTGTTGCTGGCGAAGCGAGAAGCTGCCGGCGCGCTCGCGCAGCTCGCTCTTTGCGAACATGACACCAAAATTGAGACGATCCGCTCTCTCCAGATGGAGGTGCAGCGGTTCGATGATCTCATCAGATGGCTCAGTGCCATCGTTGAGGATGGCATGCGTTACGACGATGAGATTACCCAGGAAGAGCGGGACGAACTCGCTGACATGCTCATTCAAAGCCCAGAGGGTGAGCGGGAAGCTATGGAACTTGGGCTTATGGAAAGAAGAGTTGAGTAATGGCCGCACCAAGTAAGACAGCCCAAGAAGCCGAATCCTTCGCTCGCGCACGTGAGCGTGGCCATGGTTCACCTGATCAGGTGTCACCTCCGGTTGAAGATGGCGTGACACCGAACGAACTCCCAGCCTCCGAGCGCGCTGCCGCGCAGCCGGAGCCGGCACCCGAGCATGTCAGGCAGTCACCACCCCGCGATAGTAAGCGCGACTCGATCGTAGCGCGCTTTCGCGAGAGTCGTGCTTCCTCCGAGGCTGATGAGGACGCGGCTGAGATTCGGGCCTTCGCCAACGATGGTCTCCCGCCTGAGATGCGGCAGCCACAGCGGCTGCCTGAGCCAGAGCCAGAGCCCGAACCAGAGCCGGCGCCTGATCCGGTACATGATGCTCCTGTCAAGCGCACCAAGGTTATCGTGCGCGGCAGGGAAATGGAATTAACCGACGAGGAGCTGTTGGCGCACGCCCAGAAGGCGCTTGCTGCCGACGATTACCTCGGCGAGGCCAAGAATAAGCTCAACGAAGTCAATGAGCTTTTGCGAACCACCAAGACACGTGCTCAGCCTGCGAGCACGCCGCCGCACACTCCGGCGCCCCAAGCAGGCGAAGAAGACGAACAGGAAGTTCCTACCGAAGCGGCCCCCGAACACCAAGGGAAACCAAAGTCGCCGCTTTCGAGGGTAGTTGAACTGCTCCAGTTCGGTGATCCCGATGAGGCCGCCGCCGAACTCGATCGCGAGATCGATACTCGTGCGACGACACGATCCCACCAGGCGCTGCAACGCGAACGTCTCAGGAATGAGACTGTCCGCTCCGCACGCGTACTGCAAGATTTCGCGGATCAAAATCCGGAACTTGCCAACGATGGCTACGCCAGTGCTGCAATGGAGAAGAGACTCTTCGAACTCCAGCGCGAAGACCTGGTGAAGCTCGCCAAGAGTTTCGGAAAGGATGAGTCAGTTGTCCCAACCAATCCGGCCCAGATCGCACAGTATCATCTGTACTATCGCACGGAAAACCATCCGGTACGTGACGTCCCAGCGCTGCTGAAGCAGACGAAGGACGATTACATTCAGTGGCGGGGCAAAGGCAAATCCGCGGATGAGCCGGCTCCGAAAGAGGGCGCACCACGCGTTGAAGTCGTCGTGGATCGCACTGCTCGTCGGACCAACATCCAACAGCAACCATCTCGCACTGTCGCTCCCAAACCCGATGCACAAGCTCCGGCCGCTCCACGCGACCGGTCCTCAGTCGTGCAGTCAATGATTGCTGCCCGGGCCAAACCGCGCGGCAAAGTCGGGATTGGGGTCGCGTAAGCGCGAACCACAATCACATCAATAGGAGCCTACTACAATGGCAGGACAGCTTTGGGGCGTCGCTGCGGAAGGCGGCTTTATGTATTCGGACGAGTTGTCGGATGTTCTCCGTCAGCAAGTCCAGCCGCTGACCAAAATGCGTCAGCTCTGCGATGCGGAAGATGGCACCCAAAAGGGCCTCAACCGCGGAGACAAGTTCTTTTGGGATGTCTACGGCAACGTGGGTACCCAGGGGCGACGTCTCGATGAAAATGCACCGGTCCCTGAGACTGGTTTCACCATCCTTCAGCGCTCGCTGACTGTGTTTGAGGCAGGTAATTCTGTACCATACACGGGCAAGTTGCTCGCTCTGGCTAAGCACCAGGTGGCAGCGGTCATCGACAAGACCCTGAAGGACGATGCTCGCAAGTATTTCGACATTGAGTCGTACTTGCAGTTCAAGGCGACGCAGCTTCGTGCGTCCACCACGAACTCCACCACGTCGTTCACCCTTGATACCAATGGTACCGCGTCCCAGGCGAATTCTGTGGCACTCGGCACCGGCCACATCAAGGCCCTCGTGGATACGATGAAGGAGCGTAACATCCCGGCGTATACGTCGGATGACTACGTGTCTGTCTCTCATCCGTCCACGTTCCGTAACCTGAAGAACACCCTGGAGGGCATTCACCAGTACACTGAGACTGGTCTCCAGCAGATCTTCAACGGGGAGATCGGTCGGTATGAGTCGGTTCGTTTCATCGAACAGACCTTCATTCCGAAGGGCGGCGGTGCGAACTCGACGGCGTTCGATCCCTGGACCGGCACTGCCGGCGCATGGAGCAACGGACTCTCGTCCTGGATGTTCATGCTCGGTGGCGACACCGTTACTGAGGCGGTCTGCATTCCCGAAGAGATTCGGGCCAAGATTCCGTCCGACTACGGTCGGTCTCGCGGCATCATGTGGTACTACCTCGGTGGTTTCGGTATCGTACACACCGACGCGACGAACTCGCGCATCGTGATGTGGGACACCAGCACCAGCGCGTAATTGCGTTTGGTTCATAAAGGAGACCACACCATGTCTTACGAAAATCCTATCACCGAGACCTACGGCGAAGCTCTTGGCTCGCCGCTTGTTTCGGCATCGTCCACCATGACCGTCATCAGCCCCAAGGGCTGTGTCGGTTTCGTGCGCGATCTCATCGCCGAGGTTACGACCTCGATTGCAGCCACCACGGCGGTTCCCGAACTAACGGTCGGGACTGCTTCGGCGGACTTCACCTACGGTCGCCACCGTCTCGGTACCAGTGCGTCTGCTGGTTACGGCACTGGTGTACACCGCGCCTCGCAGAAGGCATGGACCGGCAACCCGCCGCGCACCCTGTCCGACTTCGCAGGTCACGTGTCGCTCGAAACGGCACGTATCCCGGCCGATACCGCGATCACCCTTACGATCACGGCCGGCACTGGTGGCACGGTGGCTGGCGTCGTTCGCGCGCGCTTCGTGATCGACTGGATCGGTGGACCCGTCGCGTAAGCGACGGTTTCCCCAAGAAAGGAGATTTACGATGGCTTTTGATACACCACTCACCGAGACTTACGGTGAGGCATTCGGGCTCGTCACCGTGACGGGCTCGGTAGTCCAGACCATGATCGGTCCAAAGGGCTGCGTTGGTTTCGTTCGCGATCTTGTTGCGGAAGTCACCACGTCAATCGTCGGCACCACATCGGTGCCTGAAATGACGGTTGGCACAGCCTCGGCGGACTTCACCTATGGCCGCCATCGCCTTGGTACCACAGCCAGCACTGGCTATGGTGTCGGCGTCCACCGCGCTTCGCAGAAGACGTGGACTGGCAATCCTCCGCGCACGCTCAGCGACTTCGCTGGCCACGTGCAGTTGGATACGGCCCGCATTCCGGCCGATACCTCCTTCGTGCTCTCACTCACGTTGGCGGTCGGTTCGGCGGCAGGTGCCGTGCGTCCGAAGTTCATGATCGACTGGATCGGCATGCCGATCGCGTAAACGTCACCATTGTGACATCTTCTGGGACCATAATCCCAGTGCCGCAATGATGCGGTATCAAGAGGTGTCACAATGTCGTTCGAAGTAAACAGACAGAAACTAGTGCTGCTCAGTAACGTCAGTGTTGGTGGCCCTGGTGATGCGATGATCTGGAATGGTGGGCCGTTCTTTATCTGGAGTACAGCTACTCCTGCCGCCGCCTATCAAGCTGATATCCAAGTTAGCTTTGATGGTGGTAATAACTGGGCCGGATCGGCAGCTTCTCTTAATGCCAACGCTCATCACTCCGTCGCTGGTGGCGTAGATTTGCCACCATGTCAGGTGAGGGGTCATGTTCCTACCGGAACCGGTCTAAACGCACCGAATAATCTGACCCTCGTCATGGAGGGTTATGATCGTGGGGCGACTGTCCCAACCATGATCCTCTAAGGTCTGTCTTGTCGACTACAATATCTGGCCCCGGCGTTCATTAGCGCCGGGGTTTTCTATTCCACCAACTGAACAAGGATCGAAAATCATGCACACCTACCGCGCCTGGAGTCCCCAGCGCAATGGCAATTACAAGCTGATCGATCAACACCCGATCGAGAAGTACGATGACGCCGTACATTCCGGCAACGTCCTACAAGACGGCTTCGAGGTCATGGCGAAGGCTGACCCACAGCGGGAAGGTGATCGCCCTGATGTCCGCGGTACGGAGTACCCACTCTGTCGCGGATACGATCGTTCGTTCGAGCAATCAAGCTAAGAAAGGAGCCTTCAGATGAAAGGCAGCAATAACATCAAGACCAGTTCGATCGGGCGTGGTCAGACGATCGCGACTTCGTACCCGATGGACAACGTCCAGAATGAGCCGGGTGGCAAGATGTCCATCCCGGACACGATGGGCGGGTCATTCAAGGGTAGTCAACGCAACCTCAAGCACTCGCTTGCTGGCGCTGACGCGGTTGATCCGCAGGGTCTCGGCCTTGCTGGATCGGCCAAGGTTGGCCACATCGACTAAGTCTGGCGTACGCCAGATTTTTAAGACAGGCGGGCGCCTTAGCGGGCGCCCGTTTTCTTTTAACCAAACGCCAGGAGAGAATCATGGCTGAAGTCCAAACGAAATCAAAGCCAGAGAAGAAGATCATCGTACGGCTTGACCGTACACGTTCGCATGGTTCGGTGCATGGCGAGCGTACGCCAGAAGACCCGATGCACTCGGTAGCCTTCATGCAGGGTGGTTTGCCGTTCGATACGTCTGGGAATCTTGTCGGTCCGCCCGAGAAGCCGGAGGAGACATTCCGCGGTCTGAATGTGGACGGTGAGGAAGTCACCTATCGCCCGCTCTGGACTGAAGAGATGCGGGAGAAACTCAAGGCCAAGATCAAGCGCCTGAAGCGAGCGGCCGATGATGCCGAGATCGAGTTGGCCAATCAGGAGCCGCTCGAAGCCCCGGTCGACCCGGTTGAGGACGTCAATCTGGAGAGCTGGCTACGTGGCGAGGTCCAGTATCCCTTCTACATGCTGTCGCGCGCCGTTCAGCAACGCTTCCACGTCAAGTGTGTCACCATGCGGTCGCTGATCGAAACGCTGGTTCTTGATGAGAAGATCGTGCCCGAGATCGATGTCGAGGTGCGACTGATCCGTCTGCTCGATCAGAAGGTCGATCCACGGCTCGCCAGCGGCGCGCAGCCGCGGCGTGAGGTCGCCTGATGCCCGTCGCGGATCAGGAAGCAAAGTGTCAATGGGGCGGGGATCGTTTCCTCGCCCGCTACACCGGCCTCGATGAAGGCAGCGCTCATCTCATGATCGCGCTGGAGAGCGCCGCACGCTTCACTGTCGGCACCCAGATTGCTGTCTCCGACAGCGAAATCGTCGAGTGGTTGCCACCTCCGCCACCCCCGGCAGATGGTCCCTGATCATGACGCTGATGACTTACACCAACCTGGTCGCGACAAAAGGCACGGCCGGGTCCATCGCCAATTGGGTTCACTACAGCAAGGTAGAGCCAGTCCTCCCGACCATCTTGGAAGAGGCACAGGCGCTGATCTACCAACTCCTGCGCACTCGCGAGATGCAGAAGGTCTTCAGCTTCAAGATGGCGGTCGGGAATTCGAGCGTGCCGCTTCCGTCGCGCTGGCTGGATCCGATCGGGGACATTGTCTCCACGAGCCACAATTTCAAGTTTCGACAGAAGGCTGAGGCGGTCGTTCATAATCTGCGGCCGTTCGCACTTCTTTCCGGCACGCTACTGACTGACTCGTTCGTGGCCACCATCAACCTGTCAACGGTGGTGGTGAACAAGATTGCGCACGGTCTCACACAGGGGAGCGTGTTCACCCCGGCAGGCGTGACACCCGCCAACGGTCAGACACTGGATAGCTCCTACGAGATTGTCACGATCAATAGCGCCGATCAATTCACCATCAATACTGGCGACGTCATATCGTCCGGCAGCGGCGCCTTCGGGGGCGCCAGCAACACCTACACGGTCAGCCGATTGGAGCCTGGGCAGCCAAAGTACTGGTCAGTCTGGGAAGAGAAAATCCAGTTCGACCAGGCGTACGACGAGCAGCACACCTGCCAGCTCCGCTACTACAAGGCCCTTCCATTACTTTCCACAACCAATCCAACAAACTTTCTCACCGATCGGTATCCGCAGATTCTGCGCAAGGCATGCGTGGCGGCGGCGGCTGACTGGATGGAGGAGACCGAGACGTTCAACCGAGCGATGCAGCAACTCTCATTGGCTGTCCAGCGCGCGCAGGAGGAAGATGACCTTCGCTACCGCGGCGCTGACATTGAGACCACGAACTGGGGTGACTGATGACTGCTGACACCTATTCTGCCATCCTGGGCTTCCTGGATCAGGGAACCGGCAATAACAACAACACCTGGGGCGACAATTGCGACATCTCAGTATTTGCGATCCTGGAGAAAGCGATCTGCGGCTACACGACGCGCGCTATCACCGGTGGGACAACCGATTTATCAGGAACACCACCTCCGGCCGGGCCGACTCAGCCTCTGGAGTATATTCAGAATCTTACCGGAGCATTGGGATCCGATCATACGATCATTGTTCCGAACCTGGCGAAGACCTGGGTCTTTCGTAACAACACCAGCGGGGCTTTCGGCGTCCTGATCAAGACGACGTCCGGTACCGCGGTGTGCGTGCCGCAGGGCACCACCAAGCTGATCTTCTGCGACGGCAACAACATCTGCCGACGGCTCGATCAGGACAGTGTCGGTGAGATCTTCTGGTATGGCGGTACTACTGTGCCGAATGGGGCTGCGGAGTGCGATGGCTCGACCATCTCGCGCGCTGGTCTCGGTATCGATCTGTTTGCCAAGATCGGCACGACCTGGGGCGTCGGCAACGGCTCGACCACATTCACGCTTCCTGACGGCAAGACCGCCGGAAAGTTTCTTCGGTCGCGAACTGGTGCAGTGACGGTCGGTACGTCCCAGGCTGACCAGAACCAGTCACACACCCATACGCTAACGGCCGTTACGGTCAATGCCGGCGGCGATCACAACCATGGTGGCGCGACGGGGGCTGGTGGCGCGCACACGCACACGATCAACGACCCTGGCCACACCCACGTCATCCACCACGATCTTGCCATCAACAAGCTCGGAAACTCTGGTGGCTCTCCAATCGCCACAATCAACGTCTCCCAGGGAACGACCGACGGCGGCACTGATAGCGCAACAACCGGTATCACGATCAACGCGGCCGTTGACCATACTCATTCAATCGCATCGAGCGGTACACATACCCATACCATATCGGGCTCTACCGACACATCAGGATCTTCTGAGGCACGGCCGACGAACCTCTCCGTCATGATGTGCATTCGCTTGTGATCCATGGTTGCGGACAGGGAAATTCCGCTCCTGCCCCCACCCGGGGTGGTGAAAACAGAGTCTAAGCGTCTCACACAGGGGCGCTGGACTGACTCCAACATGGTCCGTTTCAAGTCCGGTCGCCCCGAGAAACGTGGCGGCTGGGCACGTGCCTTTGTGACCGCGACGTCAGGGCAACCGCGCGCACTGCGTGCCTGGCGAGATAATAACTCTAATTCTTTCATGGGTGCCGGCACCTACCGCAAACTCTATGTGTACGATTTCAGTGGTGTCCAGAATGACATCACGCCGTATCGACTGACCGGGACAGAGGCCAACAATCCGTTCACCACCACAAACGGCTCAACGAGCGTATCGGTAGCCCACAATGCACACGGTGTGATTGAGGGCGATACGGTTGTTTGGGCTGGTGCGTCGACTTTCAACAATGTCACCATGAATGGCACATTCATTGTGTTGACGGTGACGAATGCCAATGCGTTTGTGGTAACGGCCAACACCACGGCAAATGCCAGCGGTTCCGGCGGCGGTGCCGCGGTCACGTATTCATACGAGATCAATATCGGTGTCGAGCTTGGCGCTTACGGCTTAGGTTGGGGCGTCGGCGGCTGGGGCTTGGGGACGTGGGGCAGTGCTCACGCCAGCTCCACGATCTTTATCGAACCACGCATCTGGTCATTGGATAACTTCGGTCAGATCCTACTGGCCGCCTACAATGGTGGTTCGCTCTACAAGTGGAACCCGTCAACTGATTACAATCCATTGCTGCGCTCCACAATTGTGGCAACGGCGCCGACAGATTTTCGCGCCATGTTCATCACGCCAGAGCGCTTCGTGATCGCGCTGCGTGATCAGATGGTGCTGCACGGGTCGTCCCAGGGCGACTTCACGATCTGGACGCCATCATCGAGCAACACCGCATTTACCCGCACCCTTCAAGAGGGCTCTAAGCTGGTTTCTGGGCGGGTGCTGGGTCCGTTCCTATCGCTCGTGTGGTCGGACGGTGCGCTCTATCTCATGCAGTATACGGGGTCGCAGTTTGTCTACAACGTCTCACTTGCGGGCAAGGATTGTGGGCTGATCGCGCCAGGCGCCGCGGTGACGGTTGATGGTAAAGCCTACTGGCAGGGGCAAGAATCGTTCTGGATGTACGACGGTTCGGTTCGCAAGATGCCGCACGTCGAGGACATTCGGGATTATGTCTTTGAAACTCTCAAGGCGGAAGCTGCCTTCCAGTGTCACGCTGTCTACAACACACGTGATGACGAAATTGAATTCTTCTACACCGTGATCGGTGACACCAACCCGATGCACTCGGTGATCTACGGTATCAAGGATCAGTGCTGGTCGACCCACACATGGGGCGCCACTACGCTGGGGCGCGTCTCCGGGACGCACTATACCCAAGGCGATACGCGACCGTATCTGGGCGCGACTGACGGGAAGATTTACCAGCACGAAAACACCAATAACGGCGATGGCGTAGCCATTGCGTGGACGATCTCCATGGGCCCGATAGCGCTTCATGAGGGCCTGATGAACATGCGGGTCGACGGTATCTTGTTCGACTTCGCCCAGCAGGCCGGTGACATTACGGTGCTGGCTGAAGCCTGGGACCGCCTGAACGACGCCAGTCCGATTGACAGCGAGACTGAGGTTACGACAACGATCTCCGGTCTCATCGATTACGATATCTGCGGTCGCTACATCGGGCTGACCTACTCCAGCAATGTGCTCAACAGCTTCATGCGATTGGGTAAGACGACCGTCTTCATGAAACCCAAGGGAACAGCGCGATGAGGCAAGTTACTCTGATCGGCGGAATATTTGGGATGCCGGTGCATGATCAGATCAATTGGTTGCATCAGGCAGCGCAGCAGATTGCGGCCGCCAGCAAAGAGAACGATATCGTGCAGGTTTCCAACAACTTCTTAATCACCGGCGCATACACACCAAGGAGGACTATCGATGTCACGGCGGCGACGCTCGCGGAACTCAGGGAATTCGTCTCAACCCTCGTTGACGATTTCAAAAAAGGTGGATCAACCCGCACCACCTGAGATCGCCATTCAAGATGCTATCGAGATCAGGTTCGCCGAGTCCAACGAAGATTGCTGGGCTGTCTACCAGTTCCTGATTCGTGCCGCCGGACCATCTCTGCTCGGGGAAGTCAATCAGCTCAAGGCTGTTGCTGAGGTCCTTCGTGTCGCCAATGAGGGCGCCTCGATCATGGCGATCCTCAACGGGAAGATCGTGGGGACCCTTGGGTTGATCAGTGTCGATTGGTGGTACAGCGATTCAAAGTTCCTCACCAATCGCTGGTTCTTCGTTGAGGACGATCTCAAGTTCAAGGGCGTCGGGGCAAGACTGCTCGCCGAAGCCCACATCATCGGCAAAAGCGCCGATCTGCCAGTCGTTATCATCGGTCATAAGCGAATGCGTAACAACGGTATCCACTTCACCCGCGTGCAGACATTTGCTCCAGACCAGCCATCAGAGACTAAACACTAAGGGTGCCACACAATGTGCTTTGGTAATGCGACCACCAAAACGGTCAATACCAGCAACACTCCTGATCCGCGCGTAACGAACGCGACTGCTCAGAACCTGGATTGGTTGCAGAGCGCGCAGGCCGGAGGCATGCCGGCACTCCCGGATAATCGCGTTGCCGACTTCGGGCCGCTCCAGAACCAGGGCTTTGATCTCGCGGCCACGACTGCGGCTAACCCGGATTACCTTAGCCACGCACAGGATCTCGTCAATCAATACAGCTCGGCGCCCGCCGGGCACATTCTCACCAACAATATCTCCCAGGGCATTCAGCCCTACATGGATCAATTCGATGCGTCCGCGCTCGATCCGCAGCTCAGGGATAATGAAGAGCAGCGCAACGCCGCGCTCCGCAGCGCTCAGGGCGCAGCCACAATGTCTGGCGCCTTCGGGGACCCGCGCGCCGCAATCGACCAGGATCTGGTCAACCGACGGTACGACCAGAGTCGACAGGGCCTGATCAGTAACGCCTACAATCAGGCATTCGACCGCGCGCTCGGCGCAAGTGCGCAAGACGTCAGCAATTCGAACAATGCCCAGACTGCCAACGCTGGTTTGAAAGAGACCGCGCTCAATCGCGCCCAGAGCGGGGCCGGAGATTTAATGAATCTCCAGAGTGGTCAGGTGAACTTGGCCAACATCCTCAACTCGCTTGGCATGGGTCAGACGGCGCAAACTCAGGCCAAACTGAATGTCCCGTTCCAGGATTGGATGATTCAGAACATGCAGTGGATGCCGCAGATCGCGCAGCTCCTCAATCAAACGGCTTCGGTCGGTACCAAGAGCATGCCGTCAACCGGTGTGCAGACCACCAGTGCTCCAGATAACTCTGGCCTTGGAGCATTAGGTTCGATTGCTGGTTCGCTCATGGGTCCGACACTCGCATCCGCCGGCACCGGGATCGCCAGCGGCCTATCCAGCATGCTGCCGTTTCTGGCTATGTCGGATATCGAACTCAAGGAAAACATCGAGCCTCTCACTGAGCTGTGGGATGGCACGCCGGTCTGGTCCTACAACTACATCGACGACCCAACTCCGCAGATCGGTCTCATGGCGCAGGATATCGAAGATCGTGTCCCCGAGGCCGTGCATGATTTCGGTGACTACAAGGCGGTCGACTACGAAATGGCCACGCGCCCAGCGCGCAGAGCGTTCCTTGCCGATGCGTTCGGCTTGGCCGCGTAAAGGAGAACTAGCATGTGTTTCCCAGGCGGTCTCGGCGCTGCAAGTAAAAGCGGTCAACTCTTCGGCTCAGCCGGCGGAGGTGGAGGGGGCAGCTCAACAAGCCCTATCCCGAACCCAAGCGCGCCAGTGACGGGCGACAGCGGCAACCCGAGCGCATCTACTCCGACGAGCCCGTCTGACCCGACCGCTGGTACCTCGACCACCGACCCGATGCCGGGGGCCGGAAATATTGGCATTACGCCTGACGCGCAACCAGCCACTCCTTCCCCAACCGGGATCGCGCCTGGTGGCAACGCGCTCGCGCCGCAGATTCAACAGCACAACGCGATGACGCCGGCCGTCACCAATCACGAACATCCGTTCTTTGGGATACTGCGCAATCTCTTTGGCGGCATGGGTGGTCTTGGTGGCTCCGGTGGCGCCAATAATTTCGCCTCCTTGCTTCAGAATCTCATGTCACGTGGTGGCGCGCGACCAACATTCACTGGTGGCGCTCCTACGGCACCGGGTGCCATGGCGCCTGGTGGTCCAGCGACGCCTCCGGGGCCTAACCCGATGCCGCCGACTCCGGCACCCCAGGGCAATTCTGGGAGCGCACCATTCGCGAACCTCTTCAGCGCACTCGGCGGACAGCCCAGTGGCGGCAGCTACAGCGTCGGCTAAGGAACACAGGCCATGAGCGATACCTACAGTGCGGATGGCAGCCAGCCTGGCGGTCAACCCGGCGGCAGTTTCTTCGAGCAGCTCGGCGGTGGGCTCAACTTCGACAGCATGATTGATAGTCTGGCGAAGATGCTCAGCGCCGGTGCCACCATGTCGTCGCTCACGCCGCATGACACGGGCCCGATGGGCGCCGCCAAGGGTGGCGCGAATGACGACATGGGTATCAGCAGCGTGGCTGGGAGAGGGCTTCTGAGCGGTGATCCGACTCAGAACACTGGTAACAACCCCCTTGATCCGGGGAGTAGTATCGACGCCTCCAAGAACATGCCCGGCAACCCCATGGCACCACCGGCTGGGATGCCAGAGCTTCCTAGTACGGTCGGGCCCAATAATCCTATGCAGGCACCAGCGCCGCAACCCTTACCGGGCGCACCAGGCGGGATAGGGTCTGACTACGCACGCAGCCAGGTTGAGCCATTCGTTGGCCCGCTCGCCGGTGGGCCGTCCGGGGTGGCGCCGTTCCCGACACCAGAACAGGCATTCACTCCCCAAGGCCCGCTGCCGTCGCAGGGTGGTCCAGCTCCGCTGCCCCTCACGCCGCCCGCGCCGCGCGAGGCCCCCGGCGCTCTTCCGCCGACTGCTGCGCCTACCGCCAATGGGCCTCTGGGTGGTTTGCTCCAGCAGCTCATCGGTGGTGGTGCTCCGCAGGATCGTGCTGCGCAGTTCGGCTGGCCGAAGCGCGGTGGCAATTACAATAACCAGGATAGCCGCATGGCGGCATCGCTCGGCGCCGGTCTCTCGGGTCTCAATGCGAATCCTGGCAGCAAGTTCGGAGCGTTCGCCGGGGGATTTGGTAAGTCCATGGCGGGTGGGTCGGCGCAAGATACCGCCAACCGCAAGCAGGACGAATCCGAGCACAAACAGGAGTTCGCTGAGGATGAGAAGCTGACCAAGCTTCCGTTCGAGCTTGGGACTGCGAAAGCCAAGATGGATCTTGTCAACGCCCAAGCCAAGGTTTGGGGTGCCAAGGTTGATCAGAACGGAAAGCTGACACTCGGTACCAATGAGAAGATGTGGCAGAGCCCGATCGGCCGACAGACTATGATCGATCGCCCCATCAACACAATGATGGAAAATGAATTCAAGAACGTCCGCCGCAAGTATGGCGCTGATATGAGTACCTCGGATGCGGCTAAGTATGAGAAAGATCTTGAGACAGTAAGGCAGAAGTTCGAGGCGCGGCGTCAGGAACTCTACAAGCAATACAATATTACGCCGGAAGTCGCCGCCAAGAACAAGCTCGCCGGCACCAATGCGGCGAATGCGTTCGATCCCCACGCTATCGGGGGTGGCAAGATGACGGATGAGCAGTTTAAGCAGCTCGTTCCGCCGGGGGCTTGGTTTATTCCGAAGCCCGGCGCTACTCCAGTGCAGCGCGCGCAAGAGACCGTGATGGACAGGTTGGGCGACGCGCATGACCAGAATGAAAAGGCTGCCCAGAAAGACAAGGACATCAACGATTTAGAAAGACAACAGTATTATAGTGACAATAATCAGGCCGGAACTCAGTAATTATGGCTCTCGACGAAAGCGTTTTCGGTCTCGGCGGCGACACCGTCGAACCTGATCAGACTCAGCAGCAACCTAACGACCCCATGGGCGTGATTCGTGATCTCACGAATTACGCTATGGCCAGTGCCCCGGACGACAACTTCATCTCGTCCGCGGATGTCATGAATCGCTTGGCTCGCAAGACAGCCCGCGAAACCGACTGGAACAAACTGATTCCAGCGACCCAAGACAGAATCCCCCCACTTGCCCCACCGCCGTCGCCCACCGCGCCGGCTACGCCAGAGCCTCCCGCCTCCAAGGGCGAGACGACTGACGACTTCTCGAAATTCGCGGCCCCAGGACAAGCACAGCCGACTCCCGGTGAGACAACGCCTTCGCCCACACCAACGCCACCGGCAGAAGAGGGTCAGGATTTCTCCAAGTTCGCCGCTCCGCAGCCGGCGGCACCCGCGGCACCGGCCCCAACTCCGGAAGAGCCTGGTAAATTTGGTGACTGGCGGGACGCTGTCATTGACGTCATGCGGCCGCTCAAGCCGATCTCGGATCTCACCCCCGGCGGGATGATCAGCCGAGGCATCGGAAATACGGCTAGTTTTGCGAAGCGCGCCTACGAAGGCTTCATGAATGAAGAGGGGGCCCCGAAGGCGCAGCCACCCAAGGAAGGTGATTCGTACGAAATTACCAAAGGCGCCGTTGGTGGGTGGTACCAGAACGCCAAGATGATTGGGCGCGCTGGTGAGATTTATGGCCGCTTGTTCAATCGGCCCGAGATGGAGGCCGCCTCCAAGGAGCTAACTGCGTACGGCAAGAAGTCATCCGATCCATACAACGCACGTGTGGCCGGTATTGAAAACATTCGCACCGGCGAGGGGCTTGTTCCGTTCCTCCAAGATGTTGGATCGTTCGCTGGTTACAATACCGCGCAGGCGGTCGCCAGCTCGATCCCGTCGTTCGTGGGTGCTGGCATTGGTACTGCCGTCGGTAGCGCATGGGGCACGGCCGTAGCTGGCCCACCCGGTGCTGTTGTGGGTGGGACCATTGGCAACTGGGCCGGCATGTCATTGCCGTCCTACGTGCAGAACCTTGGTGATGTCGGAGACGACATTGCCGAGAGTGATGCCATCAACAAGAAGATCGCCGACGGTACGGTCTCGCAGAAATGGGTCGACTCGGTTGCGGCTACCGCGGCCGTGCCGATGGCCATGCTCGATATCTACAGCGAGTACAACATCCTCGGTAAAAAGCTTCTGGAAAAGGCCAAAACCAGTCTCCGGCACCGACTGGTCCACGATATCGTCAATGGCGCCCTTATCGAGGGTTCTACCGAGGGCTTGCAACAGATCATTTCGGAGTGGGCTCAAGAGTACGTCGGTGGTGACAAGACCGCCTACCAGCAAGTCCTCTCCGTAACCAACAACTTCCTGGGTGGCATGTTCGGAGGCGTGGTCTTTGGTGGTACCGGCGCCGTCATGCAACGCAATGAGAAGGGGCCTCCTGGTGCGCCTCCTCCTGAGGCACCTATTACTCCGCCACCGGGTGGTGGTCCGTCCAGTCCAGAGGACGTGGCCGACTTCCTGCGGCGCGCCGGGGCTGCGCCGGGTGGTCCAGCCCCTGGCTCACCAGGTGGCCCCTATACCGGACCCGGCACCGAGCGTGGCGCCGCGTGGCGCAAGGAGATGGACGACTTCATGGCGGCGCGCGCGGCGCGCGAGGCCGGTACTGCTGCCCCCGGTGCCGCTACCGGTGAGACCAGCACCGAGCCGCCAAAGGAAGACAAGACCTTCGCTGAGGCGTCCGAGACCCTCAAGGCATTCGACCAAGATCCGGCGAACTTCAAGGGCCAGAACCGCGAAGCCGACATCGTGGCGTTTGCGAATCAGCTTCGCCAGAAGTACGGACCCCCCGTCGCCGAATGGACGCCCGAGCAGCAGACCGCCGCCCTCAAGGACTGGTCACCTGAGGACATCGCCAAGATGTCGCCCGAGCGCCGTCTCCGGGAGGCGCAGCGCGCCGTTATCGAGGGGCGCTACAAGTACCAGGCGCCGCAGACCGGTCCTAAGCCTGGCACGCGCGAGGCGCCGCTCACCCCCGAGCAGGCAGCCCAGGGTGGCGTCGCCAACCCCAATCCATCCCCACAGCAGCGAATCAGTAGCCGCTACCAGCACACGCACGTCAACGTCCCAGAGCTTGGCCTCACCGGTATGGGGAGCGTCTCGATCGAGACCGATCGTGGCGGCGTGCGCAAAGGCCCGATCAATAAGGAGACCGGCAAGCCCGAGTGGATCTCGCCTGCCATGCCGGTCCCGTATGGGCGTGCCAAACGCATTCAAGGGGCCGACAGCACCAAGGCGAAGCCCCAGGGCCTCGATATGTTCCTTGGGCACGGCACCGACACCTTTGTGATCGACCAGCTCGATAAGGATGGCAAGTTCGACGAGCACAAGGTCATGCACGGCTTCCCGAGCGCGGCCGCGGCTGTCCACGCTTACCTGGGTAGTTACAGCGACAACGCGATGTCGCGTGTCGGTGCCATCACGTCAATTACCCCCGAACAGTTCAAAGAGTGGACCAAGACCGGCAAGGTCGCCAAGCAGCCGTACAACAAGGGCTTGCGCGAGCGCCTCGCCAACCCGCAGAAGCAGACTGGCCAGCCCAAAGTCGCTGGCTTCACGACCGCGCAGGGCTCGACCTACGTGGTGCATAATGACGGCACCACTACTCGCAACGCATCCACCACCAGGCCAGCGGGTTCTGAGTCGGCTCGTGGTCCGCAGCCACGGTCGAATCAGACCGTCTATGTGACCGAACAGGTGGCTCGCGCTCTTGCTCCGCCGCAGGGTGGTGGCGCACGGATTGTCGTACGCGCCGATAGGATATCAACCGTCTGGAAGAACACAAAGACCGGTAAGGTGGGTGGTTCTCCGACATCGACAAACCTTTCTTACAGCACTGTTCCGGCAAAAGGATTGCTACCGCTTGAGCTTTGGAATAGCGGAACACGGAACCATTTTGGCAATCCTATCACGGAACTCCATGAGGTTGCAAAAGAAGGACCCTCTCCCGGCGAGGTCAGCGCAGGAGAGGGTCCGACCGGTGGGCCATCCTCTCCTACCTCCAGTGGGGGGACTGAGGTAGGTGGTGGTCCTAGGACCCCGCCGCGATCGGGGGGCGAGGGGGGTGCCGCAGCCGAGGGTCCGACCACTCAACCAGCGACTGAGCAGCCGGTTCCGCAGCCCGAGAAGAATCTTGACGAAAAAATCAGTGAGCTTGATGCGTTCCTCGACGAAGTAACAGGCACCAAGGACTACCACAAAGAGATAGAAGCCGTTCTCAGGCCGACCATGTCGGCACAGGAGTGGGAGAAATTCCAGCACTTCGATGCCGTCCATACGGCCGTCGCTGAGCTGATGAAGAAGCACGGCTGGGACGTCGGGCAGGCGCTCGGCGTCGTGATGACGGAGTACGCAAAGAGTCTCGGCCTCACCACCGATGAAGAGATAGAGAAACAGAATGGCAAAGATACCAGGGACGCCGTCGAACAAGCTCACGACGAAATTGACACCGACGTTCAAGCCGTCGTTTCACCTGAACATGGCGTACAAGCTCAGGAAGCAGGCGCCGCAACTGAGCGGGGAGCTGCCGAAACTACTGAACACGGGGTTCATGAGCGCGGCGAAGCTGGCGAACAAGAAAATGAAACTGAAACCACTGGCACCGGCGGTCCACGCCAGCCCACTAGCAAATCCGGTGTCAGCGAAGGACCAGGCACTGTTCAGCCCGAATCCCACCCCGAAGGGACTGTTCAATCCGAGCACCCAACCGGGGAACCAACCTCCGTTCATGGGCGCCCAGAAGGCACCGAAAGTCCCACTGGTGAAACCCCAGTTCTAAAACAGGTTGACTACGACCCTCTGTTGAGGAAAGCTGCGGCCAAGCTCGGCTTCCCCTTCGACAAAATCCCAGAGGACGTGTTGACCAAAGCCCGCAAGTTCATGAAGGACGGCGAGCCCTCGCTTGAGGCGCTCGCTCACGCATGGGAAGAGGTCACCGATGAGACGAGCACTGAATCCGGCGCAGTACAGGAGCCGGGCCAAGAAAATACGGCAGTCGGGGAGCCGGAAAGCGGGCAACCTAGCCGGCATGGGGTTGGCACTGGCGAGGGCGAAGGAGCAAGGAAAGCTCAAGGATCCGAGCCCGGGAAGTCCGGACTCACTACCGAATCAGGAAAGTCCGTCGCTGGCGCCGCAACTGAGCGATCAGAGGGAGCCGCTACAGAATCCGTACGCGGAGGCCCTGGCGAGCATAGGTTCGCAGTCGGGGATCGAGTAACGGTCGAGACCGGAAAGTACGCCGGGAAAGAATACAAGGTCACCAACGCCATCGCGATGAAGGATGGTGCGCCGGGCTACCGCGTCACGCGCAAAGAGGGCCGCAAGACCATCGCGCTCAAGATCGCTGACAGCTCGTTGAAGGCGCCTGAGAAGCCGTTCGAGCCGCGCGTCATCGTGGTGCCGAATGGTAAGGCGACCGATAGAATCAAGATTGTCAGTGAGCCTGAACTCAAAGAATTCCCGAACGGAAAGAAGCTCTGGTTCGCTTCCGGATATCGCTGGATCAAGAAGAACAAAAAGTGGTCCGGCAGTTTGCTGAGTCATAACTTCCCGAGTTTTACAGAAGAGAACGCAGTAAAGACGGAAGCCGGTGATCTAACCAGTGCTGCTGCCCAATCGGTACAGAGTACAGGACGGATACTCATTGCCGATTTGGCTGATAAACTCGATATGCCTTTGCCTGAATTGCATGCAACGCTGAAGCAATTGCAAAGTGATGGCAAGATCACCCTTTATCCAATGGATAATAAATCGGAGATAACGCCGAGAATCGATCAGGCCGCGCTGAGTATTGGCTCCGAAAAGCGGCACATGGCGTATGTTCTCAATGCGGATGGTACGGCCGCACGAACGCCCGCTGAAGTCACGAAGGCTCTTGGTAAGACTGAGCCAGCCTGGCAAGACCAGATGGTGCAAGCCGAGGCGAACAAATACATCGCGGCGGCGATGCAGGATCGCTACATCAAGCCGCAACTGAAGGAAACATCGAAAGAGAAATTCGCCGAACTCAAGAATAAGCTCGTCACGCAGTCGGCGCGCATGGCCGCCCGTATGCTCAAGTACGAACCCAAGAGCGATGCCGCTCTGGTTCGCTGGGTGATGAAGATCGGCAAGGAGCAGGGCATCACGGCGGTCGGGAAGACTGGCGATAAGGTAGCGTTCGACCCGGTTCATCACGTCTATACGGGAGGCTCTGAGACTGAGCCGAAGATGGGCGATGAGGTCATAATCCGCAAGCCCTCGATGGTGATCGGTGGGGAGACGGTTCTCCAGCAAGGCGAGGTCACTGATCTCCCGGCACCAAAGGTCAAGAAGGGCCGCGGCAGCACCGGGGGGCCAAAGTCACCCGGCATCACTGATACCGGCGAGGTGATCAAGGGCGCCCGCAAGCACAAGTTTGGCACCGGTCTCACGGACGAAGAACTCGGCGGGATGACGGATGCCGAGAAGACCAAGTTCATCAAGAAAGATAACATATGGCCGCGGCCTGACTACGCCAAGATGGTGGGCGAGGGCGTGGAGGCGAGTGCCGCCTACGCGGTCAAGCTCTGGTACGACAAGCTCCCGGTGCAGCCCCACGACGCTGGACAGCAGCAACAGTACATTGATCTCGTACGCAAGCTCCGCGAGGTCGCTGAGGGTGTCAAGACCTGGGATGACACCAAGGGGGTTGAGGATCTGCTCAACGAGATGGTGAGCGGTATCGGGACCTACTCGGATTGGGACAAGCTCGCACCGGTTCTGCGCAAGACTAAGAAGCGCTGGGGTAGCAGCTACTCCTACAAGCACCCGTTCGAACTCACCAGCAAGGATCGCCGCAAGATCGATGCTGAGATCAAGAAGGGCTGGCCCAACATTGAGCCGTGGAATCGGGTCTACACCCTCAACCACTCCAGGTTCAAGAAGACTGAGCTAAGCCAGAAGTCGGGCTGGAGCATTGATGATAAGAGCGGCAAGCCACTCCTGAAGGACGGTACCTTCAATCCCTATGAGAAGGATGGAAGGTTCAAGCAGGATACTGGGTTCCAGTTTTTCGATACGCGCGATGAAGCCGTCGTCAAGGCTCGCGAGCTATACGAAACCAACAAGGGCAAGCCCGAGGGCGGCCCCAAAGAACCGGTCCGTCCGTACCTCAAGACGATCGAGCGCGTCGGGCCAGACCATCGACAGGGACGTGATATCACGCCTGAAGAGTTCGCCAACAAGGACGGCAAAAGTCACTTTGACTTCCGCGGCAATCAGTTCGGTAATTGGGTCAGGAAGGGTGATGAGCGCCAGCAGCTTCTGAATGATGCGTACGACGCCCTCCATGATTTCATGGACGCGGTTGGGTGGACAAATCCTAAAGCCCTTTCCATGCAAGGTCCGTTCCGGATCGGGATGGCGTGGGGGGCGCGCGGACAGGGCGGCAAGGCTGGGGCGACCTTCGAGGCGCACGAGAACGTCACCAATGTGACGCGGCCGCACGCCGGGAGCCTGATCCACGAATTGCTGCATGGGATTGATTTCAACGTCGCCAATCTGATGCGCAAAAGTGGGGCGTACGGGTCGACAATCCATTCGATCTCCGGCTGGAGAAACAAGGCAGTCCCCAAGATTGCTACTTTCGAGTGGACCAAGGCCAGGGCCATGGATAAGTTCCCCGACTTCTCGCCGCGGTTGGCGAAAGCCGCGATGGACGTTATGCAGTCCCTCTACTTCCAGCGCGAGACGCCTGCTCAGGCGCTTGCGCGCGTGGATGAAAAGTTGAAGGCTGAGACAGTTCATCTCGAAAATTGGAAGAAGAGGGCCGACGAGTCTCGTGCCGCGATCGCCAAGGATGGCGGCAGCAAGTGGCACCGGGACCAGCTCAGGGGCGCCGACAAGAACATTCCGCTCTATGAGCGCCTAATTAATACCCTCAAGTACGGTACTGTCTACCGCGAGCTTGTCCCGACTGACTTCTACAAGGAAGCTGACGCGCTCGGCGAGTATTGGCGTCGCCCCAACGAGCTGTGGGCGCGCGCCGGGGAAGCGTTCGTGTTCGACAAGCTCAAGGAGATGGGCGTCTCCAGCCCGTTTGGTGTCCAGGGCGTTGAGGAAGATCGCTTCGCTGGGGATGGGTACAAGGCCAACCCATACCCGACCGGGAGTGAGCGCCGCTACATCAACGAGAAGTTCGCAGCCTTCTTCGACGCACTCCAGTCCGACAAGTCCGGGAAGCTTACGGGCGTCCCCGGGGAAGTGACGGTCGAGAAGCAAGACTGGTCAGTGAAGCGTGGCTACGGCCAGCCCAAGCTGTCAGAGGCGTTTGCGAATCACTTCCGCGCCGAAGGCTTCAAGGACATTCTGGCTGCTCGTGCGTTCGCGCGCGAGGAAGGTTTCAAGGACCTCAACGACAAGCAGATTGAGGAAGAATTAGAGCTTGGTGTCGTCAAGCGCGCCCGTGAGATTGCTACCGAATTCAGTCACCGCATCAAGCCCAACCCGGGCCCGAAGGACATTACCGAAAAGGATGCGTTCGACGCACTGCTCGACCTCTACGGTCGTCAGCCCCGCCTGTCTGCGAAGACCACCACGTCCGCGGTCCTTCAGCAGCTCTCCACACCAATCCCCCTCGCCTACATGGTGGATTACCTCGCAGGTATGACACGTGAGTCGTCTGTCCTCGAACCGACCGCCGGCAATGGCGCGTTGCTGCTCGTGGCGAACGCTTCCAAGACCACCGCTATCGAGATCGACAAGAATCGCGCCAACAATCTCCAGGATCTCGGTTTTGCACCACTTCAGAAGGACGCGCTCGCGCCGAAGAGCTACCCCGCTGATGAGACGTACGACGTCATCGTGGCCAACCCACCGTTCGGGGCCACCAAGGATGACCATGGTAAGACGATCACGTACGATCTTAGTGATATCCAGAAAGGCTACCACACCAACGAAGCCGACCACGTCATTGCGCTGCGTGCGCTCCAGCACCTGAAGGATGATGGTCGTGCGGTGCTGATCGTGGGCGGTGTCAACAAGATGGCGTCCACCGAGGCAAAGCGCTCAAAAGCCTACCAGGGTAAGGCTAAACGCGAGTTCTACCAAGTCCTATATAAGAACTTCAACGTAGTCGACCACTTCACTGTGTCGGGCAACCTGTACGAACGTCAAGGGGCTGGCTGGCCTGTCGACGTTATCGTGATTGACGGCCGAACGCCGTCGCTGCGCAAAGTGCCGGCCGCCGACGTGCCCCGCGTACTCGCTACGTGGGACGAAGTGAAAGGGCTGATCCATGGACCAAAACCAGTTGTTCGAAGTCAGACTGAGCGACCTTATGTCCCAGGCACCGGATCCGGTACAGGCGATGAGGGAGGTAAGGGAACGACTCGCGGAGGTGGGCGTGGTGCTGGAGGAACCGGGGGACCACGAAACCCCGGACCAGTTCTCGGCGGAGGCATCGATGAATCCGGACCTGGAGAGACTGGTACAGAAACTCCTACCACGGGACCTAAAGAAACTGGACACCCTAGAGGGACTCCTGGTGAGCCTGGAGACACTGGCGGGGCTCTGACCCCGGCTACCCAAGACGATCTCAACGAGCTGGACAACTTCCTCAATGATACGCTACCTGAGCAGAAGAAGACCACCGCTGCCTACAAAGTTCCCGAATCGCCAAGCGACATCGATCCTAACGCCAAGCCAAATCTTGGAACTCTATTTCGTGGCGTAGAATCTGGGACCACAAGCAAGGATGCCCTCCGTGTATTTCGCGGTGGAGACATGGGCGATGGCGTTTATCTCACCTCGTCTCATGACATTGCCAGCAGCTACGGAGGCGGGCCCAAAGCCAGCGTTAAGGGCGGGACCAGAGTTGTTCACAACTATGAACTGAAAGATCTCAATCCCGGTGACGTTGCGTATGTGTTTGGTGGTGCCAAGACTGGGGAGGACGTTAGTATTGTTAGCGGTACCGGTGCTAAGTTATGGCACGGCCCGTGGAAACCCGAGAAGGTAGAAGCGGCGCTCAAGCAGCATGGTGATGTAAAGCTTGTTGTCGGGACCCCCAAGAGCATTGGGGTCAATCAGATTTCTATTCGGGATACCTCTGTTCTTCAGACCTCCACAACTCCAGAGCCGAAGACTGAGGCGTACAAGGTCCCGGCCTTCAAGACCTGGCAAGAGTCGCTCGCTTGGATGAAGGAGCGTATCAAGTTCTACGAGGAGATGACGAAGGCTCGTCACGGCTGGTTCGATGACCTGATCAAGAAAGAGAAGGGCCCGGACGGGAAGCCAATCTGGGACTACACGAAGGTCGCCGAGCTTGAGCCGATCATGGAGGCCGATAACCGCGCCTCCCATGAGCACTTGCGGATCGCCAACTCGACGGCTGATATCCCCGGCAAAGAAGAGCAGGGCCGCCCGTACTCTGGCACGATCCAGGGCTACTACGATCATTTCAAGAGCCTGATCGATCACGCCAACCAGCGCCCGCAAACCAAGGCGTGGCTTGATGCGGCGCGTCAGAAGGTTGGCACGCGTCCCTCCACCGCCGAGGTGATCAAGAAAGCCGGTGCTGCCGCTGTCGGGGTGGCTGATGAGACGCTGTCAGCCCTCACCAAGCTGATGGGC